CTCCTTCTGCCGGATCACCTCCGGCCGGTCCAGTTGGCTTCTACCGGATCACCTCCGGCCGCTGCCTTGCTACCTTGTTTCTATCTCTATAATACTGCCTGCAAAGGCAGTTGTCAATAGGTATTGTTTCATTTATTTCATTATATATAGATTTTTTTCTTTTTTATTTGATATGCTCTGTGCAGCACGTGCGTTGGATATAATATAATGTAACATATACTAGGTATGGGGGGGGTAGGCAGGGACCCCATACCCCCCGAGCAAAGAGCATACCCCCACCCCCAGGGAAATTTTCCCCTTTTTCCCAACTGCAACATATTTCGTACTACATATATTTAGTACACATTACAACCCAAAGTGTGGTAGAATAAGGTATAAACTTGATGTAGGAGGTATGATATGAGTATTAGTGATATGGCTGTAAAAGATTTTGAAGATTCATTAGGGGACATATCTTCACGCATAGGGGAGCGTGTGAGGGACACGGGACTAGAATTAGTAGAGGCTTTATTATTAGAGGGAGTGCCTACTATTTTAGCAAACAAGTGGGCATCTGACATAGACAAGCCAAAGTATGCGGAGTTAAAGGAAGCATATGTGTGTGGGCTCTTGGAGTTAGAGGCTAGGGCAACGCAGAACATATTAAAGATGGGGAAGCCGAACGAGTTGCTAAACTATTTAGAGCGCAAGTTTCCTGACAAGTACAGTAAGAAGGCAGAGACAGAGGAGCGTCCGAACGTAATCAACATAGTATTACCGGCTAAGCTAGACGAGCTAGCTAGGTAAATTCCAAGGAGGAGGGTTTATTATGAGAGACGGAAAGGTAGCCAAGCAGTTAAACGCACAGATAGCGGAGTTAGAGTTAGAGTTAGAGACAGCGAAGGACCAAGCGAAGGTACACCATGCGATGTTAAAGTATGTATGTTGGAACTGGGTTCAGGACATTGAGCAGTTCAGCACGAGGCTAGCCGAGATCATGAAGATAAAGACAGCGAAGGAACGGAAGCCAGCGTTGGCCGCACTGAGCAAGGAGTGGCCGGTAGAAGAGATGGGTAACTTGACGGGTCTTGTGGGTATCGAGGGGTTAAGCATCCCCATCAACAGTGACTTGTTTGGGGTACTGGCAGAGAACTTAATGACTGAGGTTGAGATGGGAGCTAAGGGATTGATCCTTACAATAAAGAGACCCCCTGTAGAAGTAGCGAACGCAGGAGATATCAAGCTTGTACCCCCTGTGAACTAGGTCATGGCTGGCACGAAGGATATAATATTAGACATTAACCCCCAGCCGAAACAGGCTGCGTTCATGAAGAGCACGTCAAGGTACACTTTATATGGCGGCGCGAGAGGCGGGGGGAAGATAGTCGCTAACGAGTCATTTGTTTTAACACCGTTCGGATTCAAGAGTGGGTTAGATTTACGAGTGGGAGACTTAATAAATAATCCTGATGGTACAGTCCAGAGGATAATTCAAATTAAACCAGAGGTAGAGTTAGAAAGATGGACTGTAGTATTTAGTGATGGGACGAAGTTGCCAGTAGCGAAGGACCACTTGTGGAAGGCATGGAAGGCAAACAAGACAAGAAAGCCTTCAGCAGAGATTGTTGAAACTCGGATGTTAAGAGAGTGGTTGGATAGGGGATATACTCCACAGATTCCGACTCCACAGGCTCAACCCTTCAACAGGACCACTAAGGGAAAGATGATGAACCCTTATGTATTAGGGATGTTACTTGGAGATGGTTGTCTTACTGGTAGGAACATACAACTTGCTTGTAGTGAAGAAGACAAACCACATTATATAGAAGTATTAAAGGGTTATGACATAACCACAACAACCCATGCGAGCATAGCCTTCACTAAAGAGAGCCAGCAGGAAATGAAACGGTTTTTCACGAAGTATAATTTAATAGATAAATATTCTGATACTAAATTTATACCAGAGTATTACAAATATTCCAGCATAGAAAATAGGCTGGGGGTTGTGCGTGGGTTAATGGACACCGATGGGTATAATGCACCAGACAAAGGAGCTTGTTATTATTACTCAGTAAGTATCCAACTGGCAGATGACATGGCATTTATATTAAGGTCGCTTGGTGCCTTGGTCACAATAACTGATAAGATAGGTTCATATAGAGACCCAGATGGCAAGAAGATTGTGTGTAAGAAGTGTTATTGTTTATATATCAGATATAAGAATGCAGACAACTTGTTCCTATTAAAGAGAAAACATCATGGGAAAAAATGTCAGACGGTAAATAAGAGAGTTGTTGATATAATAGTTGGGGGTACAGTAAAGGGTAGATGTATTACTGTGAGCAACCCCAATGGGTTATATATTACGGATGATTTTATTGTTACCCACAACAGCTGGTCTGCTAGGATGAAGTTAGAGTTATTATGTTTAAAATATCCTGGCATCCAGTGTTGTTTAGCAAGACGAATCAGGAAAGATTTATATACGAACCACATGACTGACATGATAAAGGACTTAGAGAATGCAGGGCTAGCGAAATGGAAGGATAGCCAGAGTGCATTCATATTCACACAGACTAAGAACAGCATGGGTGTTCCATCGAGGATAATGTTTGAGTTTTGCGATAGCGAGCGTGACTTAGGCAAGTTTCAGGGTCCGGCATATGACGTAATGAGTGTTGAGGAAGCGACCCAGTTCACACCTGCGATGATAGATGCAATGAAACAGGCTAACAGGCCGAGTGGATTCGTAGAAGATGAGGATTTCAAACCGAGGATGTATTTCACAGCTAACCCTGGTGGCCCTGGCCATGCAGAGATAAAGCGGTTGTTCATTGACAAGAACTACCGACAGACGGAGCGGGAGTCAGACTACACGTTCTTCCCAGCTACCATCTACGACAACCAGATTCTAATGGACCGTGACCCAGACTATGTGAGAGTGCTAGAGAACTTGCCTCCTGCTAAGAAGAGGGCCATGTTGTATGGAGACTGGAATGCTTATGAAGGCCAGTTCTTTGAGAACTTTACAGATAACCCAGAGGGTTACGATAGTCGTATTCTTACGCACGTAATCAACCCATTTGAAATTCCAGCGAGCTGGCCTCGTTATATGGGTTATGACTATGGGTCAAGGAGACCATTTTCCATGCACTGGTATGCAGTAAGTGGAGATGGACGGTTATATTGTTATAAGGAATATTATGGTTGCGACCCTGACTATTACAATGTAGGGAAGGCCATGACGATCGTTGAACAGGCTAAGGTTGTGAAGGAGATGGAATCTGACGAGACAGCTGGTGGCATCAGGGTAACCAGGATGGCAGACCCAGCGATATTCGCAAAGGACACAACGAGGATAGGTGAAGGCGAGAGTATTGCTGACATGTTCTTACAGGCTGGGGTCCTCTTTCAGAAGGCAGCAAACACGAGAATACCAGGTTGGGAACAACTAGGTGAGCGGATGCGATTTGACGAGGATGGTAGACCGATGGTTTATTTCTTCAGACAATGCAGAGACATGATACGAACTATACCGTTAATGATGAGTGACGTTCATAGACCTGATGATATTGACACTACATTAGAGGACCATGCAGTTGATGAATGTAGATATGTTTGCAACACAACACGAATGAACATTCAGACTAGAATCAAGAAGAGGGCTCATATGGACTATGAGCAAGCTAGGCAGAATGTAGCTGAGAAGATGGAATGTCCTGCACTTATTATTCAACCGAGAGGAAGTTATTATGGCCACTAAAAAGAAAGGTATCATTGAGAAGGTGAAGGACACCTTCTCTGCTCCCACAGTGGAGACAGACAAACTGAAATGGATAAAGAGTTTGCTGGTTACATACCGAGCAGACAAGGGTGAGTTTGATAGACGCATCATCCACAACCACGACTGGTATGCTACCAGACACTACAAGTTTCTCAGTGTGTCAAGTGACACAACTAAGAACAAGAAGCCTGGTGACATTGACTCAGTATCGAATTACTTATTCTCAACGCTAAGCAGTAAACATGCTGACCTGATGGAGTTTTATCCGAAGTCTAACTTCTTACCCAGAAGTAAGGCGGCGGCTGACGCAGCCAGACGAGCAACGAAGTCAATGCCTCTGATTTACGATAGGGCAGGATTCAAAGATGAGTACAACACATCTTTGTGGACGCTGTTAAAATCAGGCAATTTGTTCTGGGCTAGTATATATGACGAGAATGCGTATAACGGAGCAGAGATTCAGGCTAGGAAGGTTGACCCTCTACGAATATATTTCGATTGGAACCAGACAAACATTCAGAACTCTGAAGCGGTTTGTATTTGGGATGAGTTACCCCAGTCTACATTTACTAGAAGGTACCCAGGAGTAAAAGGTCAAACCATCAAGACGGGCGCTAACATGGAAAGGTACGACAACGAGACTGCCCATACTACTTCCGTAATTGTGTGGGACGCCTACTATAAAGACGATCTAGGCCACGTCCAGCTTATTAAATGGTCTGGTTCAGAGACATTATATGATTCAACAGAAGATGAAGACCACCCAGAGTATGCTGAGTTTGGTTATTATACATCAGGGTTTTATCCTGTAGTTCATGTTCAGCTGTTCCCAGAAGAGCAGGTTCCGATGGGGTTTGGCTATGTAGACATTTTGAAGAGTCCACAGGCTTACATTGATAAGCTTGACGAGGCGTTTCTTACTAATATAGCACGATCCTGCAAACAGAGACGAGTGGTTTCAGGGTCAGCAGATGACCAATTTGCTAAGGACTTAGATGACTATTCACTAGATACCATCGTGTATAATGGGTCAGCACCGCCAAGCGACATGGTGTTCCCGATACAAGATAGGGAGCTGTCGGCTAACTCGATAACATACAGAGACAAGAAGATTCAGGAACTGAAGGAGACTTCAGGCACAGGCGAGTTTGCTAGAGGAGAAGCTGGTCATGGTGTTACTGCGGCAAGTGCTATCCATGCTTTGATGCAGAGTTCAAACAAAATTTCTAGGGATGCTACAGACGCTATCTATAGTGGGAAACAGAGACTAGACAGAATCATCATGGGTCAGATTAGACAATTCTATGATGAGCCTAGAGAGTTTAGAGTACCCAGTGATACGACATTAAGTGATATTAAAGGTGAGGCTAAGTTAGCTGGTGAGACTAACACCCCCCAGATGCCTGAAGTACCAGGCGAACAAGTTTTCGATTACATTGAAATCTCTGCTGAAGATATGGGCATAGATGACATGTTTGATATAGAAGTAAGACCTGAGAAGAAGGGTGTGTTTGCTCAAGAGGCAACCAACATTAAAGCTCAGGAGTTCTTTAACTTAGGAATGTTCAATCCTGAGCGAGCTGAAGAATCTCTCATCTCATTTAGCATGATGGAGTTTGAAGGCAAGGAGGACGTTATGGCTAAGGTCACACAGAATGCGTCCATGTATCAACAACTTATAGAGATGCAGAAACTGAACGTTGAACTTTCACAAGATGTTCAAGCCCTTTCTGAAATGGCTACGAATATGAATACCGCAATCAAAACTGCTACTGGTGCGGACTTATTGGCTGAGCAGGGTGCTGAACCCAGAAGCTTAGACTTAGACCAACCGCAACCAGAATAGTGAACAAATCCCGTACAGACGGAGGAGAAGATTATGAGTGAAGAAGAAAAAGGTGGCGTAGTACAAGCAGAGCCCACCGCTGCACCAGACCAAACTGATTCAGAATCCACAGAAGAAACCCCAGCCGCCCCCGACCAGGCGTTAAACGGTTCTGAAGGGGACAGTGGAGAAGTTGACCGTGAAACCCAGTTCAAAACTCTTGCTAACAGCGAGTACAAAGATGAGAGCACAAAGTATTTCAAGAGTTTATTGGACAAGAGGTTTAAGAGCCATGATGCTAAGATGGCTGAGCAAGAGTCTCAGCTTGAAGGTTTCAACGAAGTGCTCAGTGCTTTTGGAGTAGATAGTATAGAAGCATTACGGGAACGAGGTAGGACTGAATCAGCCAAGAAGAAAGCATATGACCAGGGAATCCCCGAAGAGGTAGCTATTGCTCATGAAGAGGAACTTGCAAGGATCCTCGAAGAGAACACTAGCTTAAAGGGTATTCAGAAAAAAGCAAAGGCTGACGAATATTTGTCAAGTTTTGAAACGGGCATATCGGAACTTTCTTCCTCGCTTGGCATAGACACATTAGAGCTTCTAATGGACGATGATTTAGTGGCGGCTACTAAAGAAGGTAAAACAGTTAAGCAGGCATTCTACAGTTTGTACCCCGATAAAGTAGATGCAGCTTACAGCAAATCTTCTAAGGCCAAAGCTCCACGTCCGGCAGAGAACATTGCTGGTGGGTCTAAGCCATCGAACAAAGTACCAACTCCTACCGCTAGAGAGATGATGGAGCGAATTGCACTTGCGAAGAGCTCAGGACGAGCGGTTGACCCGAACACAGGCAACTTTGTTGACTGAGCTAGAAGGAGATTATAATGGCATCTGTAAATACAAATACTATAGCTACGATTACCGAAGAGAATAGGACGTATTACGACCTTCAACTCTTGATGAGAGCTGAAGAAGTTTTAGTCCATAACCAGTTTGGTAAAAAGACCAGTATTCCTGGTCGTAAAGGACGCACTGTTTCTTGGAGAAAATGGGACCCCCTCGATGTGGCAACCACTCCACTCACTGAAGGTGTAACGCCTGATGGCAACACACTGACTGTAACTGAAGTAACTGCAACCATCGTTCAGTATGGCGATTACGTTGTATTGTCTGACATCTTACAACTGTCTGCTATTGACCCTGTTGTGGTTGAAGCGGTTGACGTACTTGGCCAACAAGCTGGTCTAACTCTTGACCATGTAACTAGAGACATTATCAATGCTGGTGACAACGTGCAGTATGGTGAAGGTGACTTGTCAGCTAGATACTTGCTGGCTGGTGGAAGTGTTACCGCAGCAGACAATGATTACCTGACTTGGGACGCCATTGTTACAGCTGTTGGAACTTTGAAACGCAACAAAGCCAAACCATTCACTGAGATTCAAGTTATGGCTGACTTGTCTGGTGGCGGGTCTACTAACATGGCAGACATTTCCATGAACGATGCTATGAAAGCTGGACTTGCTAGTTATACCAAGCGGTTAGAGAAGCCTTGTTATTGGGGAATCATTCATCCTGACGTAGCTTCTGACTTAGCTAAGTATGATGATGACTGGAAAGATGCTAACGCCTATGACGCTAGTAACAGAGCAGTTGGCGAGGTTGGTATGATTCATGGTGTAAGATTCGTTGAGTCTACCGAAGCTAAAATCTTTGTACCAGAGAACTTGATTGCCTTAGCTCAAAACGTAACCGCAGCAGGAGTTTGGGCTACTAAGACTGTAACCATCGATGAAGCCATCACAGCTGCTGATGCTCTTGCCTTGGTAGGACGTAAGCTTTACATTGATGATGGCACAGATGTAGAAGTATTAACTGTAGCTTCTGCTGCTGCCGGAGCAGCTGGTGCAGGTACCATCACTGTGGCTGAAGCTGTTACGACTACCATCGCTGATGGAACTATCATCTATCCTGGTGAAATGGGAGCTGATGGACGTCAGGTTTATTCAACTCTTATCTTTGGCCAAGAAGCCTATGGTGTAGTTGACTTTGCTGGTAGTGGTATTGAGACTATTATCAAACAGCTTGGTGCTTCTGGTGTAGCTGATGCGTTAGACCAACGTAGTTCAGTAGGTTGGAAAGCCCAGCACGTTGCTAAACTGTTAAACAATCTATGGATTGTTAGAATTGAGACTGCTTCTTCTGAAGAGAGTGGAAGCTAGACACTAAATGCTTAGGGGGAGTTCCACGCTCCCCCTTATTTTAAAAATAAAAAGTGAGAGAGGACTACACTAATGGCAAACGAAGAGAAGAACGTATCAAAGACAGAGTTTTCTGATGGAATGAAGATGATTGCTGATGTTCTAAATAAGGTCAGCGACAAGGAAGATCGTCCTATCAACGTAGATGTTAAGGGCAGAACCAAGAGAGTACGAAGTGCTAAGTTACAGAAGAAGATTGACACAGTAAACAAGAGACTATTAAAGCGTGTGGAGTTCAGCATAACATCACCAGCAGATGATGTTGAGGCAGCTAGGGGTTATCAGATGATAACGACCAATGGCAAGAACTGGCCCATTCCCTATGATACAAAGGTTATGGTTCCGGTATTTGTGGTTACAGCTTATGAAGAAGCACGCAAGTTAGAGAAGGAAGCGGTTGACCGCAGACGTAGCATTTTAAAAGCTCAGGCTAAGAAAGCTAGTAAAATCAAATAAATTGGAGGATTGAATTATGGTTGGAAACAGACAAGGTTCGATGTCTTTTGTCGAGTTAGACGGTCTATTCAACAGGGTGGCCACGATAGAAAACTCTGCTGGAGGACCCGTAGATTGGGACCAGCTTGTAAACATCCCCAATTTAGCAGATAGCAGTTGGAAGAGTTCTGTTGCCACCCCAGCAGACCTTCCTATTACTGAGAACACAGTAGGAGACCAACGTGTTGTCATCAATGATGGTGATGGTAAGCTGGCCTTCTATACATGTGTGGCAACAACGGGGACATATGATACCCAGTGGGATAAGATTGGTGATGTTGACTGGAACTCCGGAGAACCCGAACGGATAGCTGCCGAGATACTTAGGGTGTCTGCCGAAGGACTTAGAGATGCAGGTGAAAGTGCTAGGGAACTTAAAGAACTAGCTAGGGTGGCCGCTGAAGGTGGCAGAGATGACGCTGAAGCATTACGTGTTGCAGCTGAGGAAGCTAGAGTTCTTGCTGAAGATGCTAGAGCCGATGCTGAATTTGCTAGAGTCGCTGTTGAAGCTCTTCGTGTCACAGCTGAAGGGCTAAGGTCAGGTGCGGAGCTACAGAGAATCGTAGCTGAAGCTAACAGAGAATCTATCATTACTGAACTAGTAAACCTTGGGGCTTATTCTTCTGGTACTACTTACGAAGTAAATAACATTGTCTCTTACAACGGTTCATCTTATCAATGTATCTTGCAATCTACTGGGGACCTTCCAACTAATGCTACTTACTTTGCTCTCCTTGCTGATGATGGGTACACACCGATTAAAGGAACTGACTATTTTGATGGTGATAAAGGTGATACTGGATTGACTGGCAATACTGGCATTCAGGGAATACAAGGTGCAACAGGATTAAAAGGCGATACGGGTATTCAAGGCATACAAGGTGAACAAGGCATCAAGGGAGATACTGGCAATACGGGACTACAAGGTATCCAAGGTGAAACTGGTATTCAAGGGACTCAAGGTATTAAAGGTGATACTGGTGATACTGGTATTCAAGGTAACGATGGGTATACACCAATTAAAAATGTAGATTACTTTGATGGTGAACAAGGTATTAAAGGTGACACAGGAATACAAGGGATTCAAGGTCCGCAAGGTATTCAAGGTGAAACAGGACTAACCGGAGCCGACTCTACGGTCGCAGGTCCGATTGGTGAAACCGGAGCACAAGGTATTCAAGGAATTCAAGGCATACAAGGTATTCAGGGTGAGATTGGTTTACAAGGCGACACAGGCATACAAGGCATTCAGGGTATTCAAGGTGATATAGGTGCTGATTCTACAGTACCTGGACCACAAGGTGAGATTGGACCAACTGGTGCTACAGGGGAAACTGGGTTAACAGGTGCTGATTCTACGGTAGCAGGTCCTCAAGGCGAACAAGGGATTCAAGGTTTAACAGGTCCTCAAGGCTTAACTGGTGATACTGGTTCAGTAGGTGCTGATGGGTATACTCCGATTAAAGATATTGATTATTTTGATGGTGTACAAGGCATTAAAGGAGATACTGGTTCACAAGGTATTCAAGGTATTCAAGGTATAACAGGTGAAACTGGGTTACAAGGTGATACGGGTATTCAAGGAGATACTGGAATTCAAGGTATTCAAGGTGACATCGGATTAACTGGGAATACTGGCACACAAGGTATTCAAGGTGCAACAGGATTAACTGGTGCTGATGGACTAACCACTTCTGTCAATGGTGTAACCCAAGTAGGTGGAGCAGTCACTTTAACACCAGATGATTTTTCAGATGGC